GGTAAGCTTTCCACTGCTTGTAATAGCACCACTTGATATTGTGCCTGTCACGCTTATGCCTGTGGAGGTGGTGGCTAATTTGGCTGATCCGTTATGAAATAAAGTGACTGCGCCTCCAGTGCTAAAATTTGCTAACTCTTGATTACTAGAGCCTTGCAAACGCATGGTGTTACTACCTTGAATTATTAAATCGCCAGTTCCGTTTTCCTTAATGTAAGACGCAGAACCATCGTGATAAATCTGCAAGTCATCACTAGCACCAAACTGAGCCTTGACGTCATCGCCTAGAGATAGGTTGCCTGTAAGCGTCCCACCTGATATGGCTAAAAAATCACCAGTTGCGGATGTTGCTGCTGTACCTAAACCTAAAGTTGTTCTTGCGGCTGCCGCGTCTTCATCATCAATAAGAGTGCCGCCAAATGTGCTTACTGAACTGGACGGTAAAAAAGTACCGTTAGAATCTTGTATCGTTCCAGTGACCTCAAGATTTTTATTGAGTGTCCACTTATCACCAGTTGATACATATTTTAATTCAGCGTTAGAACCTGCAATCGTGATACCAGCTCCGTTTGCTTGTGTAGCGTTTGAAGCATCTTTAGCGAGAGTAATATTAAGATCAGTAATTTCAACTATGGTTGAATCAATGCTTGTCGTAGTCCCTTGAACTTCAAAATCACCAGTTACAATTAAATTACCGCTTAATGTGTTATTTCCAGTTGATGATATTGCTGCATCTGCCGTTGTTTTTAGATTAGTAAAGTTTGCATCTAGCTCTGTATTAGTAAGTGGGGAACCTTTGCCCGACCTGGTTACGATTGTTGTCGTCATATTTAACTAGCCTGTAATGTAATTACCCATGTAATATTTAAAATATCTTGCGCTCCCTTATTTACAACTGAAAAAACTGTACGACAAAGCATTGTTCCACCTGATGAGGCATTAAATAGACCAGCCTCTGTAACAGCTCCAGTTGCGTCTCCTGCCTCAAAACTTGCAACATAGGTAATGGTATTACTTGATGCAGAAGTGCTGTCTAACGCCTCCCTAGAGCCTAGAATCGACACTAAATCAGTTTGGTTTGCCGCTGCCGCTGTCGTACCCGACCCTAATGCCATATGTGACATAACATTTGATGACGTATCAGCCATTCTTGAGCAAATAAAAGTTAATCCAGTAGAAACGACTAAATTTTTTATTTCTCTAGTTTCTTTGATATGTCCTTTTTGGTCTATCAATTCAATTTTTACATTACCCGAAAGTTTTAATTTATCTTTTATCATTTAAAAAATCCTCTTTGCACCCACATAGTCATCATCAAAATAGTTCATATTATCGCAATAACCCTGGGCTAGTAATACACCTGAATCAGTTGCAGTTGATATATTATTAAATAAACGACCACGATTAATAAATATTTGATCCGTAAAACTTGCGGCATCGCTCAATGGTCGTGTCAATATTTTTGATATTTGCTCACTTACAAAAAAACTATCATCTAAAAATTTAGAAACATTAAAAATTAATTGGTCTGCAAAATTTCCAATATCATTTATTGCTTTTGTAAATATTGTTCGGAGCTGATCAGTAAAACTTGCCAATTCACTTGCGCTTTTAGTGAAATTTCTTGTTTCGGAATCACTGACACTAGCTGAATCACTTACAATTTTTGTTAGTTGTTTTGTAATATTTTCAGTTGCACTAAACAAATCATTGAGGGGTTTATTTAATGTCAACCTAATTTGCTCTAATACGTTTCCAATATCATCCAAGAACTTAAACAATATTGGAAATTTGCCAATTTCTACTTTTGCAATCGCCCTTGCAAAACTCACCTCTGCAACTGCTTTAGCAAAATTTATTTTTGATACGCTTTTTCTCAAAGCAATTACGCTTTTTGCTTTACTAAAATTAATTACACTTATTGATTTTTGAAATGCAATTTTTGCTAGTGATTCTTCAACAACTATTTTTGCAACTGCTTTTTTAAATGCAATATCCGCTAAAGATTTTTTATAGGCAATATTAACAGGTGCTTTTTTAAAATTGATTGAGGCTTTTTTAGTTTGATTTTGTAATGTTGCTACCGCCTTTTTAAACGATATTTTTGCATCCATTAATTAAAATCTGACCTTACAACAAAGTTCAATATTTCAAAGATGGTTTCTTTCTTTCCGTCACTGTGCGTAATCTCAATTTCTCCCTCGTAGCTTCCCGCTGCCCTATTTTCCAAATCCGTTGTATTAAAACTAAAAACCGCAATACCATTAGCGAGATCAGCGGTAGCTGCTGCTGTAAGGGTAAATAAAACGCTTGTAGTGCCTTTCTTGCGAAAATAAAGCCTTACCGTTGCCCCAGACATATTAACAACCGAACCATCGTCAAATCGAGTTATAGTGGCTTTAATTTGGGGTGCTGTATCACCACTGACTAATTCATATATATCACTCATTATCAATAAATCCTATTTTTGCCCATTCATCGTCTGTTATTTTTTGTTCTAAATAAAATTCTTTAATTTGTGTATCTTCAAGTTCTTTTTTTATCTCTGTGACTCGTGTGTTTGCTACGTGCAAAGAATCCACTGACTCAACAAAAATATCCTCACCATTTTTTGTATAACCAATTTTTATCATGCAATATTCTCTAGCGTTCCTTTTGCTCTAATTATTTTGTAGGTAATACCCGTATCTAAAGTCGATACTTTAGCTCGAACTCTATAATTAGTTTCAGTATTGGTTTGCCCGTAACTTTGCTGAAACGGTAAATAAAATCGAGATTTTCCAACACCCGATGAAACAGTTGTTGCATTGACATAATTGATATCTGGGTCGGGCGGTGTTATTACATTTATTGCCTCAGTTGCAGATGGTGAAACCCAAGTACCCGCAGAGGTAAATTTGCTATCGCTATAAAATAACGTGTCATTTGTTGAAAATGTAAATAAACCACCAATCAATACAAATGTTTTATTTGATGCGCTGTCGTAGTACACAGAATTAATGGTTGCGGGTTCATTTGAACCACTTGCGTTGTTAGTTTTTGCAACTCCACCACTTGAATCAATGCTCTCTAAATGATTACCAGAAACGCTTATGAGTTGCATTAAAGTATGTGGAAATGACTCAGAAACTACCCCGTTTGTTGCACCAATTTGTATCGAGTTAACACCTTTTGATTTTTTTTGAATACTAAAAAATATGTTTCTCTTTGCCTCTGCCGTCAAACCACTATTTTGAATTTCAAAAAGCGCAACAATATCAATTTTTTGACGTTTACTGATCGATAATGTCGGTGTGGGTAACGTAAAAGTTCCAATCGTTGATTCGGAAGCCGTCAAAGTTGCATCGTAATATTGAGAGAATGGATATACTTCGGTCACATCACCAGTTAATTTCTGCACTGATAAACTTGTAATCTCATCGCTTGCGATTCTAGCCGCAGAACTAGCTAAATTATTTTGAGTTGTAAACGCAGAAACATTACCAGAAAAATCAACTGATCGTACTTTATAATTAAAATTTGTATTAAACGCTAAATTTGTATCAATAAAAAGTGTACCAGATGATTCTCCAACCTTTGAATACGTTCCCCCGATTAATCCACTAGCTCTGTGAATCTCCACATGGCTAAAATCTGCATCCGTTGGATTTGTCCAAGTGACATTTATAGATTTAAAATTATTGGTGACTGCTAAATTTGTTGGTGCAGCGGGCGCAGTTGTATCTGCCACTGTCGTGTGTTGAGTCGTTGCAAATGCACTTGATACATTTAATTCGTTTACTGCTTTAATGCGTATGTCGTAAGTTGTTGAATTTCTTACATTATTTATTATAAAAGGTGATGTGACTGTTTGTTGAGAAAAATAATTTGAATCACTTGCAACTTTATATTCCACAACATAATGATCGATAAAAGCACTTGCTGAACTTGAAAAATTCACAATTACATTTTCTGAAAACGTACCATCTGCATTTAAAAAAGTGTCGTTTGTTATGCTTGTAATTGTTGGAGCTGCTACTGTTTGACCGTCATTAATTAAAACAGTGCTTGAACCTAAAAATGCAATCTCACTTTGATTCCATGTGTAAATGTTTGAGTTTGTTTCTCTAGCCTCTACATTGACAACTAATTGATTTTCCGATCCAAATGATATGTTGTAGCCTAACACCTCAAAAATAAGCGTAGTGTTTCCAAATAATCGCGTATTCGTAATATTGATATTATCGCCAACTTTAAACTTTAAAGCGGATAAATTAAACGGTATTGATATAACTCTTTGTTGCCTTGATCTTTGAAGTGCGATTCTCGCTAATCTTTGCGCTCTGACGTTGTTTGTTACAAAAGGTAAGGGCAAATCAAGTAAAATTTGCTCATTGTCCTGTGTTGCGTAAGTATTGTTACCACTTCCATCTAAAACTCTCTGCGATGGATAATCTGCGGGGGTGTAGTTTTCTTCTTCGCTGATAAAAGCACCTTTCACAACATTGTACTGACTACGCCTCGACTGTTTTGTTACGATACTAATCTCACCCGCAACATCGCTCTCCGATAAAGTTACAGTTGGTGCGACATAATTACCCGCAAATAATTGAAATTTTCCACCAGTAAAAATCAATCTGCCCGACATGCTGCCAAGCAATAATTCAATATTATCTTTAATAGGTGTTGCGGTATCAATTACACCATTAACTGTGTATCGTTTTTGCGATCCACTTCCAGATAAATTGACATCCTCATCGCAAATACCATGCGCTGTCGTAATAGATGCGCTATCAATATTTGATGCCGATTCTCCAAGTCCGTATTTAGTATCACGTAAATAATCAGCAATGATTAGTGCTGCATTGTCAGTCCACGCGGTTGCAGTTCCACCTACATTTAAAACTTTTTTACCTTTGATAATACATGAGATATTAGGCAATCCAGTTGCAAATTTATCTTGATCATAAGTAAGTTTAACAACAATGTATGCAACACCGTTTAATGTATGTGCGTTTGTCCATTTATTATTGCTTGCAGAAACCAATGCGCTATTTGCTGTTTGGGTATCAGTTCCATAATAAAAATGTAAATCAATGTAAGTATCCCAATCACTTACATAAGCAGCGTTTTCATACACTTTTTCTTCGTTAAAATACACCGCCTCGTAGCTTTCAATCTCATGTCCTGCAATTGCAATAACTAAGTACAAATCATCATTATTCGTACCAGTGCTTTCTATGAACACAATATTGCCACCGACTCTCGTTTTGCCGTAGACAACCTTGCGAGTACCAACTGGATCACGATTGGTAATTGTTTGCCCTCGCAGAGAGGCGTTCATATTTGGCTTTGGTGCTAGGGCGCGAGATAAAGAGGATAAACCCGCCCCCATCGCAAAAGCACCAAAAGCAGCTTTAAACCCTATGGCAAATTTGCCCGCTGTAATCATTGCGCCACCAACTGCGCTTAAACCCGCGACTAATGAAATCGCCATAAATTAACCTCTTAAATATTTAGAGTAAATGCGTTCAATTAACTCAAAGTCCATTCCAAGCATCAAAGAATCAAAAGGTAAATGCACTTTCGTATTTATATTTAAAAGTGAAACATTATTCTCTCTGCAATAATCCTCTGCATATTTTATTAACTTATAGCCTGTCATACCCTCTCTGTAATCGGGCAGTACAAAAACAACATCATTATTTGCAAATATGTGATCTTTGTAGTGTAAACTTTGGCTTACAACTAAAACGCAATAACCCACTAATTCGTGATTTTTTCTTGCTGTAAATATTCTTAATAATCCCGCTTGATCCATTTGAGCATATTTTTCCCAATCTGGATTCAATTTGATTACGCCTTGATTTAGCGCAACAAGCTCCCAATGTTTTTTGATAAGTGGCTTTATGTCCTCTTTTACATTTGCCAATGATTCAAGCGAAAAAATCATACCAAACTAGTGCCATTGTTAGGTTCATCGTGTGTTCCACCGTAAACCCCTAATGGTGTTGAGCGACCACCCCATATAATTTCTTGTTTTGATGTATCTGCAACAAACTCAAAACCTTTGTCATTTGGAAAATCAATTTTTTGGTCTTCGGGTGTGTATCTGCGCTCTTTACTGCGCTCAAAAGCAATGAGTTTATTCTCACACGCAATGCTAATTGTTGAAGAATCACCTGCCTCTGTGATTGTCATCACATCCATAAATCCAGTAAATATTATGATCGGATCGGCTATCAAACTTCCGCTTGCGTCAAATCCCCCTAAATGAACTGTAATGACTCGACCTTGATAATCTTCATTAAGTGCAGTGCTTAAAAATGAGCTTTTTAACCCTGTCAAAACGACATTGATACCCGATGCACTAATATCGGAGGTTTCTTCGATTGTGGAAATACTTATCAAATCACCTAAACCAGAATATGTATTGCTGCTAAAAGTTAGATCGCCCACACCATTCCAAACATGAAGCGGTGCTGTATCAAAAACCATTCTTATTAATAATATGGGTCTGACAACATCTGCTGTTACAGCGTTGCTCATTGCAGTTGTTAGGGTACGACTCATAACGCCTCTATACAGCTAAAAGTAAAACCATAAATTGATGCACTGCTAATTGACCAACCGATATCATTCGCGCTCATGCGCCAAGTGCTTTGGGGCAGTGTAAAATCAAGGGTTTGTCCACTTGCGATGGTCTGCCTTAACGGTGGTTCAAAATTAAGAGTTCCCGCACCAGATGATTTATCACTGGTAACGATGTATAAATAATCACCTAATTGAAAATAATTACCCGCTGCTATCGCACTTGCCGCTGCCGTAGTTGTTAATGATGTTGACCTAATCGCAGTTGATCCCGATGTTACTGCCGTTGCAGTTGATGTGTGCAAAGGATTACCAAAAGTAAAAGTTCCCTCTCTACCTTTTAAGGCAACCAAAAACGCCTCAAACCCTCTAGCTTGGGCATGAGTCAAAGGCGGTAAAGTGACTTCAGCTTCCCAACGTGCGCCCTGATGTGCATGGACTTGAGTATCATAAGTAAAAGGGGATTCGACAACTGCGACTGTCCTACGTAATCGCATAGACATATTTTGAATTGTATAAGGACTTTGAGTAGTGGGATCGTTTGGAAACGCTAATGCAGTCATTACGCACCCACCATTGCTTTCGAGAATGATCCACCGCGTAGTCTAGCGTCTGCAACACTTGATCTCGTAACTGCTGCAATCTGAGGTAATAATTGCACCAGTTCTGATCTAACAGTGCTTTGTACGCCTGTAGATATGTTAATTGTCTGATTTAAAACAATACCATCACCACTGCTTATTTTATTATTTGGTATAATTGAACCGCTTGAATTTGGAACAAATAACTCTGGTCCACGTTCTCCGACCATATATGCTGAGTTACGTTGTACTGGTCCACCTATAGCTTTTGGGGTTGCACTATCTGTCGATGATGGATTGAAAAAGTCAGTAATTGCTCCAAATGCAGCATCAACAATATATTTTTGTATTAACATTTGGAGTAAAGAATCGATGACTGATTTTGCCATCGATCTAATTGCCTCTGAGAATTTTTTTGCACCTGTAATTGCATCTGTAAATGCTTTTCCTAAACCGTCAATCGCTTTGTTTGCAATCTCAGCTAAACTCTCCGTTACATCTTTTGCTTGAGGTCTGAGGTTTTTCATAGTCTCTAACAAAACTTCAAACGCAGACGGTGCTTTATCTGCTACTTTTTCGACTAAATTATCTGTTACCTCGTTTGCTTCCTGTATTATATCTATGAGGGGTTGTATTGCTTGCTGTGCTCTAGTTCCAAAACTTACCCGATCAATCTGAAAATCATTGACATCTTTTGCAGTTTCTAAGAGTTTTTCTAATACAGCAATTCTTTCACGATCTGCTTTGTTTCTTATCTCAACTCCTTTTTGCATCTTAGGAGATGCACCAGATCGACCTTCAATCTCTAAATTTAATCGCTCTATTTCTTGGCGTAATTGTCGTGCATTTTTTTGATCATCGTCTTTAAAAAATCCTGTGAATCTATCACTGGCTGCAACAATTTGATTGAATGTATCAATGACACCGTTTACTAAATTTTCTAACCCTTTTAGGGTTGTTCCGATTGCGTTAAGAATATCGACAGCAAGTGCTTTTGCAAATTCCTGGATGCTTCCGTTTGCTTCACTTATACCAGTTAAAACAAAGTTTTTAAATGTCTCAGTAAGTAAAGCAATCGCGGGTGCTAATGCTGCAACGGTTTGATCTGTCACCCCTCTGAACAAACTACCCAAACGGGTTAACGCATCATTTGCGTTTTCGACACCTTTAGCTGCATCACTCGACATTACAATTCCAAGTGATCTAGCCTCACCAAAAAGTTTTTCTAGTTCATCACGACCCAAACTTAGGGTATTAACTAAAGCAGCACCTTCGGAATCAAACAATTTAAAAGCAAGTCTGAGTTTGTCAGATTCATTTTCTACGTTACTAAACGCATCTGCTAAAACCAACATTCTTTGATCTAGTGGTAATCTCACGAGTTCTTGAGCATTTATGCCTAACTCACGAATTGCATTTTTAGCCTCACCAGTTCCTTTGGCTGCTTCTGCTGCTCTACGTGTAAAACGCTGTAGAGCCATATCCATAGTTTGTGTTGCAACACCTGTCAAATCTGCTGCAAATCGTAACTGTGATAAAGCCTCGGTTGTTGTACCGATTTTAGATGCAGTTTTAGCTAACTGATCTGTCGCCTGTAATGAACTTTTTACAAGCATACCAAAACCCGCAGCTCCAACTGTTCCAAGCAAGGCAGTTTTTAAATTAAATACAGCACCAGAAACTTTCTTTAATCCCGATGTAACAGAACTAAAACCTTTTCTAGTTTTATCAACTGCACTAATTATAATTTTGGTGTTTTCAGCCATCTTTTCGACTCATTATTGTGAAGTACGCAAGCCATTCATTCATATGATTAACTGGCATTTGTTCAGCATCTTCAATGGATATTTTTAGGCGATCAGCCAATGATAAAAGATTAATCCTCGATTGATCGCTTTCTAGTTTTTTATTTTAGTCTCTACGGTTTCAATATCTGCAAACATTTGATTAGCAATTTCAGAAATAACCGATGTTTCCTCACCCATTAAATCGATACGATCCTCAGAGTTTGTAAATATCCGTTCACCACCCTTATCTGTCGCTTTTAGAATAATTAAATCAACCATCGCGGCAATGGTCGTATTTTCTAAAAAATTAGGGTGTTTTTTCTGTAACTCATTCAAATCATAACAAGTAATTGCTCGTGTATAGAGTTTGAATGGTTTGCCCTTTTCATCTGCCCACGCGGAAACAGAAACTTCTCTGAGAGGAATTGTGCGCCTCTCTCGCAGCTCCCTAGCTAAACCCATTAGTGTGCGCCTTCGGTAACACCACCAGAGACTTGTAGTGCAAACGTAGCCTCAACCAATCCATCTGTCGTGTTATTAAGAGATTTTGATGTAACAATACCCTCGCCAGTGTATTTTTTAGAGCCTGTTCCAGTGCCTGATGGTGATATTTCAAAATCAATTAATGCACCAGAATCCAAAACAAGTTGTTGTGCATCTGTTTGATCCCAAAAACACTCCAAACTCAAAGTCGCATCTTTTAAACCGCCTTTATAATTTCGGGACGTATTGCCCATTACTGTGCTTTCGATAGTGTCAGATGTCTCATCAAACGTAAATGATCTTACTTCTCCAACTTGAGCAGTTGTTACACCATCTAATTGCAGTTTTACAACGCCACTTGTACCTGTAACTGTAGCCATTTTATTACCTCATTTTTTAAGTTATGCCGCGTGTATACTCGTAAGTTACTGCGACTGTTAAAATTACACCACCAATCGGGGTGATTTGCCCTTCATCAACCTCAATCGATGTAATTTGCGTGTCCTTTGCATTTCCACCGCGAGTCCTATCTACATCAAGAATTTCCTCTATCGTTTCGATGATTTGATTTCTTGCTGTATCAATTTCTTTACTTTTAACAAAACACACTAAATCGTATGTTATTGTTGACATTCTTTTTCCAAGCGTACCGCCAAGTGTTGAATCTTCTCTGTTTTCGTCTGCTGTTCTCACTAAAACTGCTGGAAACTGTCTGTTTGATAATTTATCAAAATCAAAAGTCTGACGAGTTACAAAAGCAAGCCGTATCGGTTGCACTGCTGT